TGACCGATAACCTTCTGGTTAAGGGCTACGAGCGTTACTCGTTCGGCTACTACAACTGGCGTTCGATCTACGGCTCGATCCCGTCGTAAGGCTGACAGGGCGGGGGCTGCGGCTCCCGCCTTTTATCTAGGCTAACTGATCTTGTAGACCGGCCTAGCGGACGCTGCACAGACTACAAGATCGCATCGTGCAGGAGGGCCCTATGGGCGCTACTACGTTTACTGGTCCCGTTCGGGCCGGTAACATCCTGAACACGAGCGGCACCACCCTCGGCACTGACGTTGCAAACGTCGGCTATGTGGTGATGGCTCAGTCTTCGGCTGTTACTCAGGCTGCGACCACGACCTCGATTGTCATCCCCGCTAACAGCCAGATCCTCTCCATCGACATCATGGTTACGACCGCTTGGACGGGCGCCGCCACGACGTTCGGCGTGGGGACGACTGCTTCCGCTACGTTCCTGACTGCCGCTGGCGCGCTTGATGGCGCTGCTATCGGCCCGCTTGCGGCCACACCGGGCACCGACGCTACCCGCGCCGGCAACTGGAATGATGTCGGCACGACGGATCGTAAGATTGCTGTCACTTCCACGAATACCGGCTCTGGCGTCGGTGTCATCACTGTCACCTACGTTCAGGCCCGCAACCTGACTGCGTAATCTGGCCATTAGGAGGCTAACATGAAGGGTCGTAAAACTCGTTCCACTGGCGGTTTTAACGCTGCCGCCGAGGACCTCGCCACGCGGAACATGGAGTACACGAAGGACTCCAACGTGAACCGCGCCGCCGTTCAGCGCAAGGCTGGCGGCATGGTCGAAGGCAAGAAGGCCAAGATGCACGCCGGCCGTAAGCCGCGTAACTCTGGCGGCCGTCTGAAGCTTGCTGATTGGTCTGCGGCCCAGAAGGGCACCCCCGCCAAGGGCCGCAAGACTGATGGCAGCCTCGACGCCTGACTAAAGCGGGGGCCTTTGGCCCCCGTCCTTTCTGGAGGTTAAAATGGCGCGTAGTCCTGCTTGGCAGCGTTCTGAAGGAAAGAACCCTGAAGGTGGCCTTAACGCCAAGGGGCGCGCTTCTGCGAAAGCAGAAGGGCATAACTTGAAACCTCCTGTATCTCGCGAACAGGCTCAGAAATCTGAGATGTCTGCCGCGCGCCGTCGAAGCTTTTGCGCCCGTATGGAGGGCATGAAGAAGCATCTGACTGGCGCTAAGACATCTTCAGACCCGAATAGCCGCATCAATAAATCTCTGAGAAAATGGGATTGTTGATATGGCGTCAAAGCCGCAGAATTCAGGACTTTGGGGGCGCGCCAAAGCTGCGGCGAGAGCGAAATTCGACGTTTACCCATCTGCATATGCGAATGCTTGGGCCTCTAAGTGGTACAAGCAGCATGGCGGTAGATGGTCTGGCGATGACAATCGGGTAAACAAAGCGTCTGGCGGCGGCCTTGGAAAATGGTTTTCTGAGGATTGGCGCGACGTAAAGACCGGAGAAAAGTGTGGTAGGGTTCTGGGTGAGAAGAGCAAACGCCCTTATCCAGCCTGCCGGCCAGCGTCTGCGGCGAGTAAGATGACGAGCTCCCAAAAAGAGACGATGGCTAAGAAAAAAACTGGCCCTGCCAGAAAAACGTGGCCTGTTTCTCCCTCTGGGAGCGAAAAGGAAGACTGACATGCAGCCGATTACCGTTTCTACAACTGACGCATCTGGCGGCACCACTTACAGCCGCAAGGTTCGCATGGATAGCTGGGCTAACGCTCAGTCGGTTGTTCAGGTCAAAGTTTCTGGATCGGCGACCTATACGGTTGAAACGTCGATGGACGACCCGTACAGCCCAACAAATCCTGTCGCTGAAGGGAGCATGGTTTGGAACGATGCTCTTGATGCGAACTTGGTTGATGAGACATCTGCCAAGAGCGGCGTTTTTAATGTCACGCCGACTTATGTGCGTCTGAAGCAGACGGCCGGTGACGGCTCTGCGACCATGACCATTGCTCAGTTCAGCAACGCTCCGTACTAAGGCAGTTCAATGGCGACGAGCGGCACATATACGTTCAACCCGTCGCTCGGCGAGCTGGTTCTGTACGCCTATAACCTTATAGGCGTCAGGAACACGGCTATTATGCAGGAGCATCTTGAGGCCGCTCGAATGGCTTCAAACATGCTGCTTTCTAATTGGAGCAATAGAGGCGTTAATCTTTGGGCCGTCGATCTAGTCACTGAACCGCTTGTCCAAGGTCAGGCGACGTATGATGTCGATGCCAATACTGTTGTGATGCTCGATGCCTACGTCACCATTGATAATGGCGTCGATCAGCCTATTGACCGCATCATCTTGCCAATCAGCCGCTCGGAATACGCTTCCTACCCTAATAAGGAGACGGAAGGTTTTACGACGACGTTTTGGTTTGATCGTCTGCTTTCGCCGACTGTAACCCTGTGGCCGGTCCCTGATGGGACAAGCGCTCAGTACCTGAAATATTATCGTGTAAAGCAGCTCCAAGACGCAACGCTTCAGAGCGGCACGCAGGTCGAGATCCCGTATCTTTGGATGGACGCTTTTTCTTACGCGCTTGCGTTGCGTCTATCGCAAATCTGGAACCCGCAATTTATCCAGATTTTGAAGCCCTTAGCCGACGAAGCGTATCAAATTGCCGCCGATCAGAACATTGAAACGGCGCAGCAATACATCTCGCCAGTCATTAGCGGCTATTTCCGATAGGGGGGCATCATGGCGTATGCATCCCAAGCCGGAAGAGCAAGAACAAGCGCTACAAACCCTCAAGCGCATGCAATTTGCGACCGTTGTGGCTTTCGCTACAACCACGTCAATCTGCGCTGGCAGTACGATTGGCGCGGCGCTTCGTTGATGAACATAAAGCTGCTTGTTTGCGATACTTGCTATGACGAGCCGCAGCAACAGCTCCGTGCGATTGTGATCCCCGCAGATCCGATCCCGATTATGAACCCGCGCATCCAAGATTTCGTCACGGCGGAAACCAACACCAGAGCTATATCTGGTCAGAATACGGTTGATCCGACGACAAACATCCCTGTTGTTAATGGCGATACGCGCGTTACGCAGGATGATAAGGTTCGTGTGACGCAACAAACCGGCGAGCCTCCGGGCGGCCTTAACGAAGAACCCGGCACGAGTCCCACTGTACCGGACAGCCTTGGTGGCAATGACCCCGGCTTGCCGTATAATGACGACGAAGTGCCAAAGACGGGGCCGTTGTATGGCGACTAATATCCAGATCCCAAATCTACCCGTCGCCATTTCCCTCAACGGCACTGAGCAGGTTGAGATCGTTCAATCCGGCGTGTCTCGTCGCACGACTACGGGGGACATTGCCGGCCTTCAGGCGGGCCCCACCGGGCCTACAGGCGCGGCGGGCATGACTGGCCCCACCGGCGCGACGGGTGCGACAGGCGCAACCGGGCCTCAGGGCGACATTGGCCCGACCGGGGCTGCCGGCCCGACTGGCGCCCTTGGGCCCACAGGCCCCACCGGCCCGACTGGTGACACGGGCAATGCGGGCCCCACGGGTCCAACAGGCAGCATTGGCCCTACGGGCGCCGCAGGTGGCCCCACAGGCCCTACGGGGCCTACTGGCGACGCTGGCGCGAACGGTCCCACCGGCCCTACCGGCGCTAATGGCGCAGCGGGTGCCGCCGGCCCCACAGGGCCTACGGGGGCTAACGGCGCTAACGGCGCGACTGGCCCTACCGGCGATATGGGCCCGACAGGTCCGGCTGGTGGCCCTACCGGACCCACCGGGGGCTCTGGTCCGACTGGTCCCACTGGAGATGCGGGCCCGACCGGCCCCACCGGAATTGCTGGCCCCACTGGCCCGACCGGCGACACGGGGGCGGGGGGCCCCACTGGCCCGACTGGAAGCACTGGTCCGACCGGCCCTACCGGCGCGACTGGCCCCACCGGCACGCAGGGTAATTCGTCTACGTTCTATCCTTATAAAGCTAACACCGGCGCGACGAGCGGCGATCCGGGGCTTGAATATCTGCTTTGGAACAATGCCACGCAGACTAGCGCCACGCAGATCAATGTGAGCCACGAAGATCACGACAACGTGGACGTTGATATCTTTCTGGCGCTCATTCAGAACACGCAGAAATTCACCATTCAGGACTCCAGCAATAGCGCGAATTATCAGACGTGGCAGGTGAATGGAGCGCCTACCAACGTCAATCCGGGCCTTTCAACTAGCTATTGGACCTATCCTGTCACTCTTGTGTCCTCTGGCGGCACCGGGACAACCAACTTCTCCAATAATCACGTTCTCATTCTGGCCGTGGTGTCTGGCATTACCGGTCCCACCGGAGCGACTGGCCCGACTGGCCCAACCGGAGCTAACGGCGCGAATGGCCCCACCGGGCCTACAGGAGACGTTGGCCCAACGGGCCCCACCGGCGCAAACGGAGCGAATGGCGCCACCGGCCCGACAGGCCCCACCGGCGCTACTGGCGCAAGCGGAATTACGTCTGGTTTGGTCCTGTATTTAGACTCGGCGGGTGGGGCTAGTCCGGTTTCTGGCACGTTGGACCTTATTCCCAACTCCGGCGCACAAACTACCGTTACAACAAGCGTTAACTCTGCAACGCCTACTCAAGTTGGTACTTTTGTTACGGGTGTTGGCGTTCCGGGTGTCACGGCGGTTGTCGGTGGCAATTGGAACATATGGCTGTATGCAAGCCGCTCTGGCTCTCAAGACGTACGCTATTGGGCTGTCATTGAAGAAGTTGCGTCTAACGGCACGACTGTTCTTCAGACTCTTGTAAATGGCACTTACGCCTCGGGCACGGCCATCAACACCGGGTCGTCATCTATTTTTGACTTCTCAGCTTATGTGCCTGTCACGACTCTTGCCAGCGCGAACAGCCGCATTCGTGTGACGATGTATGCCCAGTCGGTTTCTGGCTCGCCCACGATGACGAGCTATTACCGTAACGGGACGATCTCGTATCTGGTCACGACGATCAGCACAAACGTCGTTGGCCCAACTGGTCCAACGGGAGCAACCGGCCCGACTGGTCCGACAGGAACTGCTGGAACGGCTGGCCCGACCGGGCCTACGGGCAGCGTGTCTAACTCAACTGCGATAGCTTATGCTATCCTTTATGGACTTTAAGGAGAGCGTAAATGGCTAACCCGAATATCGCCGCCGTAGCTGGGATTTACGGCAATACATCGACCACCGCTCTCTCGTCCACGAGCGCGACGAGCATCGTCAGCAATGCGGCATCAAGCGGCAAGGTCTACAAGATCAACAGCCTGATCGTCTCGAACGTCGATGGCACAAACGCCGCTGACATCACGATCAACATTTACAGCGCGGCGTCTCTTGGCGGCACGGCGTTTGCCGTCGCCTCGACGATCTCTGTTCCCGCTGACGCTTCGTTGATTGTTATCGACAAGACCACGGGCATCTATCTCCTCGAGGACAAGTCCATCGGGGCGATTGCTGGCGCGGCGAACGATCTCGTCGTGACTTGCTCTTGGGAAGAGATCAACGCCTGATAGGAACTGGTCATGTCCCGGCGATACAAAGGCGGCAGGATTAGCGCGACACCTCCGACCACGACGGGTGGTGCGGGCGGCGTTGCTGTAGGCGTATGGACATTAAAAGATCAGTTTCAGGCTAAGGGCGCTGGAACGTGGCCTGTGGCTTTGAATAAAACCCCTACCGTTGAGTACCTTGTAGTCGCTGGCGGCGGTGCTGGTGGTGGTAACAGAGGGGGAGGCGGTGGTGCTGGTGGGTATAAAACTTCCACTGGATTATCAGTTACCTCTGGTTCCGCGATAACTGTTACAGTCGGTGCGGGCGGAACAGTTAGTACTGTTAATAATGCTACGAGCGGAAATGATTCCGTCTTTGGATCAGTAACAAGTACAGCCGGTGGCAAGGGGGCTGGTGATAGCCCTAATTCTGCAACGGGCGGCTCTGGCGGTGGCGGGTCTGGCTCCACAAATGGAGGAACCCAGCTTGCCGGTTCGGCTGGAACTTCTGGGCAGGGGAATTCCGGCGGAACCGCTGTTTATGGTGCATCGAACTATCCCGGCGCAGGCGGTGGGGGGGCAAGTGCAGCGGGTGGTAGTCCGGTAGATGCAAATTCGAATGGGGGAGCTGGTGGCGCTGGTACTGCTAGTTCAATAAGTGGCTCATCTGTCACCTATGCGGGGGGTGGTGGCGGCGGCGTTCTTACTGGGACGGCTGGAACGGGAGGTTCAGGTGGTGGTGGCAATGGTGGTAGTGGAACTGGAGCGGGCAGTGCTGGGACAGTTAACACGGGCGGCGGCGGTGGGGGAGGCGGAAACGATAGAATTGGGGGGGCTGGCGGTTCAGGTATCGTAATTATTCGCTATGCCGATACATACGACGCGGCTGTTTCAACTACCGGCTCTCCAACCATCACCGTGTCTGGCGGCTACCGTATCTATCGGTGGACGAGCAGCGGCTCTATCACGTTCTGAGGACTACATGGCGCACTTTGCAGAACTTGATGAGAACAACACAGTCTTGCGCGTCATCGTCGTGTCTAACGCTGACACGTCGGACGTGAATGGCGTTGAGCGCGAGGAGATCGGGGTGGCGTTTTGCCATTCTCTCTTCGGCGCTTCGACCATTTGGAAGCAGACGAGCTACAACGGAAACCTCCGCAAGAACTACGCGGGAATTGGTTACTCGTATGATGCGTCTCGTGACGCCTTCATCGCACCAAAACCTTTCCCTTCTTGGGTTCTAAATGAACATACGTGCCAGTGGGAAGCCCCTGTTGCTTACCCTAATGACGGTAAGCGTTATGAATGGGATGAGCCCACACTTTCTTGGATTGAGGTGACGCCGTGAGTGAACGCTACCAAGCCGGTTTCATCACAAAGACCACCACTACGCCGACTGGGCCAGCGCAGGATGGCTCTGCTAAGGGCGTTTGGACGCTTGATCAGGCGTTGGAATACCAAAAGCAAGGCATTTGGCCGACGCAGGGCGTAGTTAGTCTTGAAGGGCTCCCGGCTGTTTACCAGTACGCGACGATTATTGGCAGTTCAGAGTCCGGCGCCACCAGAACGGCTGGGAAAACAGATGAGTTTTCTTGGGTTGTCCCGAGTGGTGTTACAGCCATTAGCGCAGTCGCTATTGGCGGCGGCGGTGGTGGCGCCGCTGGGACTTCCGTAAAAGGCAGCGAGTCATCGGGGGCTGGTGGTGGTGGCGGAGCATTGTCCTACGCTACTATTTCAGTCACGGCAGGCGAAACGCTTACTGTAGGTATTGGGCGTGGGGGAAGGGGCTCCCCAACTAGCGGCAATAGCGGGTATGCTGGCGGCAACAGTTACATAAAGCGCAGTTCTACTTTTCTTCTCAGTGCTGGAGGAGGGTTCGGCGGTAGTGGCGATTTAGACACAGCCAGTTTAGCCGGCGGATCTGGTGGAGCGGTATTAACTGGAACCGGCGGCGCTGGCGGCGCTGGTGGAGATGCAATTTCTGGAACAAGTTATCAAAACGCGGGTGGCGGCGGCGCGGGGGGATACTCTGGAGTCGGCGGGAAGGGTGCTATTCCGCTTTCGGGCATTGACGCGACTGCTGGTTCTGGCGGTGGCGGGGGTGGCGGTGGCAGGTCTACTTCAGATGGTTCTGATAACTGCGGCGGCGCGGGAGGTGGCGTTAATCCGTTTGGGTCTGGGGCCAACGGGGCCGCAGGCACAAATACAACTACCTATGGAAATGGTGGCGGTGGAGGCTCCGGCGGGGCGGCTGGGAATAGCGGTTTCGCAACCCAATCTTTTACAGGCCAAAATGGTAAGGGAGGGTCTTTCGGCGGCGGCGGCGGCGGGCTGGGGTATAACGTAAACTTTTTGGGGTATTATGACCAAGGCAACGGCGGTCCCGGCTGCGTCCGCATCGTAATTGGTTCCGGCTATTATCCAAGCGGAACGTCTCAAAACACAAATGAACAGATTTTAACGACTACGGGTTCAGGTACGTGGACCGTCCCTGCCGGTGTTACATCTGTTTCGGTCGTTTGTGTTGGCGGCGGCGGGGCGGGCTCAAGTACCTATTCTTCCGGCGGCGGCGGCGGGGGTTTGCGGTATTACAACAACCTCACGGTCACGCCGGGAGCGTCAATAAGCTACAGTGTCGGCGCTGGTGGAACATATTCAAGTAGCTCTGGCGGAGACACTTGGTTTAACGGTACTTCGACAGGCAATGCGTCTGTATGGGCAGGAGGTGGAACGTGGCCTACCAGCAGCACCGGCGGTGCTGGAGGAACAGGCAGCACAACAGGCGGCTCTATTGGCGGCGGGAATGGAGGCAGTGGCGGCGATTACAGTACTCAACTTGGTGGGGGTGGTGGAGCTGGGGGCTATACCGCAGCGGGCGGTGACGGTGGCGATAACGGCGGAAACGGCTCTAGTAGCACTGGTGGTGGCGGTGGCGGTGGCGGCGCAAACTCTAACAATTCTGCCGGTGGCGGTGTCGGTCTCTTTGGCCGTGGCGTTAATGGCGCGGGGGCAACTGGTTCAGCAAACTATCCATCGAACTCTGGAATGGGCGGGTCAAGTGGTGCGGTAAGTAGGCAGGCTGGGTCAGGTTCTGGACCAGCTTCTGGGCCTGCCGGGGGAGCCTACGGCGGCGGCGGATCGTCGGGCTCTGGCGGCTCTGGCGCGCAAGGCGCCATCCGAATTATCTGGCCCGGCAGTGCCCGCACATTCCCCTATCTGTCGGGGAGGTAATCATGTTCGCCCGCATCAAGGACAATCAGATCACCGAGTATCCGCTCACTGAGTGGGATATTCGCCAACGCATCAACTTCTTTGGCAGCGCGCCAAAATTCGACGTGCTGCTTCCTTATGACTACATCAGGGTTCAAGAAGGCTCTCGTCCTGCATTTGATGCAGATACGCAAGAGCTGTCCGAAACAAAGCCTATGATGATCGATGGGAAGTGGACGAGGAATTGGGTCGCGGTATCCAAACTCACTGAGCAGGAGCTTGCGGCCTACAATGAAAAGCAGGCTCAAGAGCGAGTTGCCGCATTTGAGCGTGAGCGCCAAAGCCGCATAGATGCTGCGAATGAGATCATCGCCAAATATAATGCTGGTGAGGTTGTGTATGCGTCTATCAGTCTTCAGGATTGGCAGGCTTACGCGCAGGCGCTTCAAAGCGTTCAGTACAATGAAAATGACCGCCTCATTGAGTGGCCTGTCGATCCCGCTGTCTTTCTGCTCTAACCAGAACTGAGATCAAAAATGAAAACGATCATTGCGGCATCTGGTGGCGTAGACAGCACATACGCTCTCTGGAAAACGCTGACATCGACGCAAGATGACGTGACCGCTGTCACGCTGAACTTCAACGGCATCACGCCTGAGATCAAACAGCAGTACGACGTTCGTGGCATATCGGGCATTAAGGGGTCTTCTCGTTCGGCTCGTGTCAGCCTTATCACTGATTGGCTACGCCAGAACGTCCGCGACTTCATGAGCGTGACAGTCAACGTCCTTCCAGACCTTATGGACAAGGGTCTGCCTAACAGCCCACAGACGATGCTGGTCAACTGGGCCGTTCCGAAGATAAATGCTGGCGAGGCTGACAGGATCGTCAGCTCGGCAGAGCGCGAGAACGACGGCTATGCCAACTGTGGCACGGTATCTGGCCGCATGGGCGGTGCGGCAGCCGCCAAGTCCGTATTCGTACAAAAGGCCACGCGGGGCGAGATCGACTTTATGCTTCTTGATCCCGCTTACAGCCATGCCGTTGCTATGTCTGAGATGCCTGCGATCCTTGTAGATCTCACTCGCTCCTGCGACCGCAACATAGAGGCACCATGTGGCGTTTGCCTGAAGTGCAGCAAGCGCAAGTTCTTTGCCGAGGCTTTGGCGTCTGGTAAGACTGCTACTGAGATCACGCAATACGTGATCGACAAAAGCACTCCGCAGCCGGGTCGCTGGCGGTCTATGAAACACTGGCTCGCGGAAGAGGTTTCAACTTGCGATCGGCCCGCTTCTAGCGAGACATGGGACATGCCTTCTTGGCCGTCTTCGTATAAAGTACCATAACTGGCATAACTGAGGGGTCACATGCCGTTTAGCTCTCAATCTGGCAAGGCCAGCATCAAATGGGTCATGTCTAAAATTCCTGCGCCCAAGACGGCGTTGGACATTGGATGTGGCGAAGGCGCTTACGCCAAAATGTTTCCCAAGCTGGAATGGACCGGCGTCGAGATTTGGGAACCATATGTAGAAAAGTACAGTCTGCGGTCCTTGTACCCAGATCTCCACATAACGGACGCCAGACAATTCCAGCCAGATCGCAAGTTCGACGTTTGCTTTTTAGGCGACGTTCTTGAGCACATGACGGTTGATGAGGCCAAGGATCTTGTTCGCAAAACCAAAAAGTGGGCGGACACGGTTATAGTTAGCATTCCGATTGGCAAATACCCTCAAGGAGAGTTTGAGGGCAATCCTTACGAGGCTCACGTTAAAGATGACTGGTCTGACGCAGAAGTGAAAAGCTGCTTTGGTAAGCCTACGTGGTCGGTGATTGACAACGAAATTGGCGTTTATGTTTATTCAAATTACGAGATCAAATTAACGTATTGCGTCTATGCAATCAGCAAAAATGAGGAACAGTTTGTTGAACGCTTCTGCAAATCCTCTAAGGAGGCTGATCACGTCATCATTGCTGACACTGGAAGCACTGATGGCATGGTTTCAAAAGCCATCGAATGTGGAGCGATTGTCCACCACATTTACGTCAGCCCTTGGCGCTTTGACATCGCTCGTAATGCTGCTCTTGCTCTTATTCCCCGGTCTGTGGATATTTGCATTAGTTTGG